TAAGTAGCACTTAAATATAATAAATGGTTTCTTCTTGAAATTTTATTATATAAAGCAATTTCTCTATTTACAATAGAAGTCATTAAAGGATCAACTGTTTCAATTGAACCATTTAAAGGAAAGAAAGGTATAAAATTCATTCTTTCGCCATTAATAAATAAATTTTCATTTGTATCTTTTAAAATCCATTCATCTGTTAATTGATCAAATGAATAATCAACTCCACCATCTATAAATGTAGGTGTATCAGATGTATTTCTATAAAAAGTGTCAATTACATATAAGCCTTGATCATTTAATTTATGTACTTGTACAGTATCTATATATTTTGGATGATAAGGGCTATTAGGATCAAATTCAAGTACAAAATATCTTGTAATTAATTGATCTAATTTTACTTGACCTCTAAAATCTGTAGCCGTTGACCAGTTTACTATATTTTCAGCATGATGTAATACTGGAAATGGCTTAACTTGTTTTCTGTCTTCAGGTGATAAATTATCAAGATCTACATTTGGATAATCTATTTGTATAAATGCTCTTGATGTTTGTAATTCTTCCCATAATGCAGCAGATAAAAATGATATTAAATTAGATTTATCAGATCCAATATCATCTAAGATCCATTGCTTTGCTTCATCTGGAGCCCCAGTAATTTCTAGCATTGGTTGTTTACGTAATAAACCACCTATTATCATTTTACAAAATTCACTAGATACTCCTGGTACCTCAGCTTCAGCTTTATAAAAATCATATTGCTCTTGTGTCATTGTGGGGTTAAATGGTAGCAACAAGTTATCACTTGAAGGCACAGAATCATAATCCTTTGTATAGGCAGGACCTTGGATTATTGCTCTGTTTCGTTTCCATTCGTTTACTTGACTCAGGTATTCATCATTTGGATATCCTGGGCCTTTGGCAGTTGTTGTTGATTTAACAATCGAACTGTTTTTATATTTAATTGACATTTGTGTGTTTTCCTAAACATTAGAATGAACCAAAACGTTTGGCTCGGATTAATAAAATAATTTTTGATTTGGCCGATCCAAGATCAAAAGAAATTGGTTGGCGTCAATGTGCGATTGACCACCCTAGCCGATCCGCCAAGAGGGCTCTAGTCCCCCTCACTTTTCTACCGCCCCGAACGCCTATTGCGCCCCGAGCTAATGGATCCCTTTACGCTATCAGTCAGTTCTATTCAAATTGAAAGCGATCTGAGCGTACAGCCACGCCTACCAAGCTGAACCATAGTTTTTGCTGGGCTCTAGGCTTGAATATTGAAAAATATCGGCGCGAATATATTGCTTTCGGACCTCAAAAATTTAAATAAGCTTTAAACACCAATGGTTAAGTGCCATTTGATTAATGAACACCATTGATTAACTTTATATTATAATATTGATTAATTAAGCACGGCTTAAAATGACCACGACCTATCACGGATAATTTGTGGTTTATGTTTACCTATTGGATATAAATATTCACATATATATCTTATGCCATCAGAAAAGTGTTCAACTCCTTTTGACTTATCTATAATTGCGTTATCCATACCTGTGGTAAAGCCTTCTTTCCAAGTGGTTGTCTCAATTGAGGCAATTGTCCTTGGTGTTTTATTTTTGTTAAAATATAATCTTGTATTACCTTTAGCATCTTTTAATAATGCATTAACAGCATTAACACTGTCAATTATAGGTGGTTGCTTTGTCCTAGCTAACACCTTAAAGCCAGCATTCCTTAATATACTAAAGTCTGTTGTACCGGTAGCAGCACTGGTTTTCATTGCCCTACCTGAAGCATCTGGATATACTGTTATATCTCTATTTTTATATCTACCTTTTATAGATCTAATTAATTGATATGTATCAGCATTACCATAAAATTCGTCCATTGCATGTAATTGGTTACCCCTATGGCACCACACCGTTGAAGCCATTATCTTAACATTAAAGTCAATGCTAATATGTATTGGCTCACTTGGCTCAATAGGTAATAAATTATCAGTTACATGTATATTACGATTAAAATTATAAAATACAGCATCACCAGTATTGTTAAAGGTTGCACAATATTCTTGGTTGAAGCTTTTCTCATCCATTGTAACTCTTGCAAGTTCAATTTCATCTTTCATATCAGGCCTAACATCTTCAGCAGTAAATTGCCAAGACTTCCATAAACCTGTTTTATCTTCTTGACCTTTAACCCATAATTTATAAAAGTCATTTGTTATACCTTTTGGTGTACTTATAACAAATACACTTGCTCTCCTTTGTGGATCTGAAGTCATAGGTAATATAACCTCAGTAAAAGCATGTTCTTTAATATAAGCAAACTCATCAAGTACAATAAATGTAGGTGATGGTGATATACCTCTTAAACTATCAGGTCTATCAAAACCTTTTAATGTAATTTTAGAACCATTAATAAATCTTATTTCTAAATCTATTTCTCTTGGATAGCCATTAATATGTTCATGATGAACAAGACCTTTTAATGTCTGCCAAATAGATTCTCTAATCATTGAAACAGTTGGACCAATTATTAAGGCTCTTCTGTCTGGTTTTTCTAAACAATGATTATATGCAGCAACGGCTGCCAAATAAGATTTACCTACTCTCCTACCGGATGCCATAATTTTAAACCTGGCTGGATCCGTTAAAACTTCCTGTTGGAAATTAAATAGTTCTATTTTATGGTTCATATTTATTATTTACTATATTTTGAATATATGTTCAACGATTGGTTCCAGTGCTTTCAATCAGCATGATCTAAAACTATTTGTTTTAATCTTTCTGCTCTTGGACCAACTTGTCTAGCCCATTTACTGTCCATCATTTCCATAGCTGCTTCAACCCATTCTTCTTGATTAATAGCTGCTATAAATTTTTTAAATTTGCTTAATCTAGGAGCACCTAAATTAAAACACATATTAATTAATACTAATTGTATTTTCTCAGGTTTATTTTCAAGTCCTGGAAATACTGATTTTGTTTCACTTATAAAAAGTTCAACATCATGATTAAATACTTCATTAACTCTTTCTTCAGATATTGGTGTACCTAATGGCTTACCGTGTTCTGGATCATTTTCTGTAATTAAATGGCCAATACCAAATGTTGGATAGCCTAGGTGGTCATTATATATTTCGTATTTAACACCTTCATCAATTTTTAATTGATCTTGTAATTGTTTAATAAGATGATTATTCATTGTTTCCTATATCATTAAATTTATTATTTTCAAAAGTTAGTTTAAACTTAGGTAAGTCCTTCATGTGCTCTTTTCTGACTCTTACATTCAGCATACTGTTAACACACCAAGAGGAATCCAACCTGGATAATTGTAAAAGAAGCTCAAAAAGTTTAGCCGTAGCTTTTGACTTTGATTCAAAAACTATGTCTTTATGACTTACCAATTTATCTCGGATAACATTGCTACCGAAATAACTAGCCAAAGCCGTTCCGTATTTAGCGGTAAAACCAATATAATAAGATCCGTCAGTATAGTGTGTTACGTATACTTTATACAATTTCTCACTGAGTTTCGTCATCATTATTTTGCGCTTGGTTATTAACAGCTTCGCTATTCTGTAATTCTATTGCGGGTTTAACCGTTGGTTCAGTTTTTTGCACAATAGTTAAAACTGGCACATTTGCCTGTTGCAATGAAGCCTGACCAACTGGTTGTTTTTGATACCCGTATTCTAACAGCTTTTCAGCTATTCGAACTCTTAAATTCTGTGACCTAAAATCTTCCTTGCCTTTCAGCTTGGATAATTCTTTAACTAATATATTAATAGGATCTATACCTAGTTTTTTTAATTTATCTATACTTGATTTATCTATGGTACTTTTTTCTACTGTGCTCTTTGGAGGCCTACCAGCCCCTGGCCTAGCTCCGCCCTTTCCAGCCATAAATGTACCGCCTATCAATTTAAAGTATTTTCTATATTAGTTGTTAAAGATTCTATTGAGCCGTTGTATGTTCTACCACATACCACCACGCTCTGTTGTCTGTAAGGTATAGATTTTGAGGTTTAGGAAGTTTTTAACGCCTTTGGCAAGGACTGCTAAGGCTTAAGGCTTATTAGGCTTATATAAGCTTATATAACTTATATATATACTTATTTATATATTATAAGGCCTATTAGGCCTAAGGCTTATATAAGCTTATATAAGCCTTAAGCTTTACGTTTTCTGTAAGGTATAGAATTAGGAATAGCCTTATATTATAAGAACCTTTCCCTCTTTATTTTAGCTTTATAAGCGTTAATTTTACCTTCTTTTGCCTTTTCTCTTTTTACATCAGAAGGTTTTTGATAACGGCTCTTATATCGGTATTCTTTTAATATACCTGTTTTGCTAAGTTTATTCTTCATCTTACGAATGGCTTTATCCACATTATTGTCTTTTACAAATATTGTGAAATTACCTTTTCTTTGATCTTTTCTTATTATAACAATTACCCCCTCTCTAAAATATTGCTTGAATTATTAATAGAAATAACATACCTAAGCCAAACCAAGTAACCTCAGTTTGGTGGTCGCAACAAAAGAAGTAAAGTTGTTCTATGCCTTCTCCTATTTTTTCTATTATTTTAACTAATGTTTTATTATCAGTCATTATTTCTCCCTGTTCCACATTATTAACATTCCTATTACAAATAAATATATTATTAAAATATATGTTATTGATAATATCATTTTTACTCCTTATTATGCAAAGGCAAATTCAGACTTTAATATTTCACTGCTATCTAAATTGCCTCTTTTTATCATAGGTACCAAGTTTCCTGTCTCATTTAATATATGAGTTAAAGGATCCTGATCTATAATATATTTGAATTGCTCCCTGATACATTTTTGCATATCAACCACATTACAAGCATGTGAACCATAACTATCATGTGCCGATACAATATCAAAGTTGCATTTATCAATTACAAGCATTAAATGTAATGAGTCCAAATTATGTATTGTATTAGGACTTATTCCAGCCTTAGCTTTACTTATATTTTGTATAGCTAATTCTGTTTTTATAATTAACTCCAATTGATAATCCCATTTATATGTTTTATCTTGATTTTGAACATATAAGCCGTCATGTACAAATACAATACCACGTTTATATTTGACATATTTCTGTGTAAATGGAAAATTGCTAATTAATGTTTTATGAGAATATTGTTTACCAGTATCCTTCATATATTTTTCACAATTGTCCTTAAACAGTTTCATTGTTTCCGATACCATAGGAAATTCTTGTTCAATTGTTAAATAAACAAGAGCACCTAAAGCACGTGCAGCCGAGTGTTGCTTATTACTAAGATACACATTATCTATATCTCTGGTATCTTGTATTATTTGCTCACCCATACCTTGCTTTGTTGCACTATAACCATAAGTCATAACATTCCGTTTAACAATTTTACGCCATTCTTTAACGGTAAATTTAGACTTATCCCAATAAATGATGTCAGTAAGTTTAAGTTCCTTTTTATATCTTCGCTGATACCACTTAATTAGTTTTTTATATAGCTCAGATTTTTTATCATTATTTAATTCAGCATTTCTAAACCTATTTCTAAGTTTTTCTATACCTTTAAAATAAAGATCATAATAATCAAAAGCCTCATTGCTTGATTTTTGTGCCTCATCATGCATTTTTTGTATAACAGATACAGCTACATGTGAATACATATCACCTGGTTTATTATCTGTTGTAGGTTTTACATTAACCAAATGAGCATGCTTTTCATCCCTAGCTAAACTGAATAGCCATTGCAAGCCATTGTTGGATCCATCTCTATAACAAATGGTATGTGATAAAAAATCTTCAACATTACCCATTGCTACATAATGTGCATCCAATTTAGCTAATTCCATAACTGATGATAAAAATTGGAAAGGTTCTTCTGCATCCATCCAACCAGTATTATTATAGGGATCCTTACCCATAGCTACAAATTTATAATAATTATCTTTTATAAATTTAACTTTATTATCATGAGTTAATTTATCTTCACCAAACATATTAGCTATATGATGGTAAAGTTCATCTAATCCAGTTTTACCTAATGGTTTACCCTCAGCAAATGAAAGCATACCTTTAGCATTATCTGAATTAAGTTCATTTAAATAAGCCGATAACGGATATAATCTACCACGGTTATCTGCTTGATATTGCTGATAAAACACCTTACCAACAAATGGCCTAGCTGCATTTAGTACTTGCTCGGCCTCTCTTTTCTTAGCTAATGCTCTTTCTTTTGATATTGTTTTAACTGAATTATGTTCAAAACAATTTTGATTATGTTTTAAAGCCCATTCATAAACGGCAAATAACTCAGGTTTTACATAATAAGCTATTGATTGCTTTTTATTTACTGCATTTAATACAATAGGTGTATTATGTTCGTTAATTTGTGCTAATACATCAATATTAACATTTTTAATTAACTTTATTTCTTCACCATTATCTATTTTTACTGTACCAAACTTCCATTCAGGAGCCTGGGATAATAAAGGTTTATAAGGATCTGAAACTTCAGAAAATTCTTTTACTAATTTTCTAAGATCATTTCTATTTTTACCTGCATAAACTTTATAAACAGTTTTAACTTTATTATGTTGATAATATTCTCTAATTAATTTAACAACCACCATAAATAATGTGCTATATGCATTAATTATAAATACACCAAGTTTTAGTGATATTGATGCTTTTTTATTTATATTATAAAAAGCTAATATCCTATCACCAATAGCAATAGCTAATTGTGTTAGGTTTTGGCCTTCAGATACACCAGTTGCTATCATTGAATGTGATAATTGTATTGCAATATTAAAGTCAATTTTATTATTATTGATAACAGTTATAACATCTGGTTTTCTGTTACTTGAAGTTTTATTTGACAATTTATCAAACAACATCTCCATCTGTGTTCTTATTTTTATTCCTACCGGTCCTAATGTTTCTACTTGATTTAATTGTTCCAACATATTTTTTCCTCCTATTTATATTTAACAATTCATTTTCTATTTTAATAATTTCTTCTCCATAAACTTTAGCCAATGCTGAATAAGCCTTAATTTGATTTTGGCATTTTAATCTTTCCTTGATCAATTTCTTTTGCCTAGTCAGCAATGACTTTATTTTACCTGCGGCTGTATTATCTACTATTAGTTTTAGATAATTCTTTTTCGATTTTTTCATATTTTAGATCTATTTCATCCAATCCTCTGTTTATATTGTTCATATCAGACGTAATATCACTAAAACTTTTATTTAGAATAACACCTAATTGTATTTGATCGAATTGGATCCTTAATATCCTTTTATTTAATTCTTGATTAAAGACAAAAAGGATCACAATTGCAGCAACTAATACAAACAACAACCAAGTTGGTATTTCTATCATTTAGTTACTTTCCATAATAAATTGATAATCAGTTTCACCAGCTATTGGTGGTCTGAAATCTTTTATTATATTACCCGTTAGTTTATTACATGCTCTGTTTTTATCATCAACCCAGCTTTTAGTTTCCAATATATTATCGATAACTAAATTAGGATTTTCTAAATCAAAGCCCTTTACTCCAACATAATGAAATGCTTTAGTAATACGATGTTGATGCTTTTTAAAATAATCTTCATCATATCCACCAAATTTCCGATTGTTTTCTCTAGGTTTTTCTGCTTTTCTTACATCAGAACCTTTTATAAATTTCCAATCGGGATCATTATTCATTTTATTTTGTAATGCTGGAATAGCTGTTACAACTTTACATCTTCCATAATGACCTGTTGTATGATTGAAATTATGTGTTGCAATCTGAGCCAAGTTTTTAAATATAGGATAACCTATACCTAATCCTTGAAAGTCAGGTAACACAACCACTCTTCCAATATTATAACAAGCTTTTAACTTTGGATGAGGAAAAGCATTTAAAGAGCCATAACCTACTAATGCATTATTCCAGTAATACAAATAACAATGTGGAGTATTACTAGGAAGTTCAGCAGTTAAATAGTGATGCTGTTTAAATACGCTCCAAGCACTTTTGTCGGCTTTTCTAATCTCCAAAGTGATGCTTGGTCGCCTGGCTAACCTTTCCGTGCTTAAGATTCCAGTTTTGGTATCAAATATCCAATCCGGTCTTAACCACTCAATAACGTCATAATGGCATCCAACCAATACGATATTTTTTAAGCCTTTTCTATCAACATATTTTCTTATGCTATTAGATAATGCCTTAGCCACATTTCTATCTATAACAGAAGTAAATTCATCTACCACTGCTCCAGATTTAAGAGCCATAGCCATTTGTGCTCTAAATTTTTGACCGGTTGATAATGTTTGATATGGCTTAAGTTGATCAGGTATGCTATTTAAAGCAACCGCTGATAACTTTTCACTTGCTTCATCATAAGATGAAAAATGTGATGCAACCGCTTTATTGGGATCCCATATATATTCCTCTTCATGTAATCCTAGCGTTTTTAATATAGAACTTTTACCTGAACCACTTGGTCCAACTATTAATCCTATACCAAAGTCTTTTGGCATATCAAAACTTGGAACAGTAAAACTATTTTCTCCTGTCCAAGCAAAATCACTAGCAGA